TATGATAATATGAATCCTGCAGAGTTAGAAACTCTGAAGAAAAAATTATTATTAAGACAGAAAACATTTCAATTAAAGAACCTAGCTCAACAAAATTTTTTAAAATTTGTGAAACAAGTTTGGCCAGAGTTTGTAGAGGGGCCCCATCACATAAAAATTGCAGAAAAGTTTCAAGCATTGGCCGAGGGCCGTATAAAACGATTAATTGTTAATATGCCACCCAGACATACCAAATCAGAATTTGCATCTTTTTTATTTCCTGCATGGATGATGGGCCGTGATCCACGGCTCAAGATTATTCAAACCACCCACACAGCAGAACTCTCTTATCGTTTCGGTCGTAAGGTTCGTAACTTAATGGAGGAGAATACTTTCCAAGATATTTTTGATGAAATAAAATTATCGCAAGATTCAAAAGCTGCAGGAAGGTGGGAGACGAATAAGGGGGGAGAGTATTTCGCTGCAGGTGTTGGTGGAGCCATCACAGGTAGGGGTGCAGATTTATTAATTATTGATGATCCTCATTCCGAGCAAGACGCATTAAGTGAAACGGCAATGGATTCAGCTTACGAGTGGTACACTTCTGGACCAAGACAACGTCTTCAACCAGGTGGTAAGATTGTTATTGTTATGACACGTTGGTCGACAAAAGATTTAACAGGTCAATTGATGAAGACCCAAGGTGATGTAAAAGCAGATCAGTGGGACGTGGTTGAGTTTCCTGCTGTCTTAGAGAATAAACCTATTTGGCCACAGTATTGGAAGATAGAAGAATTAGAGTCGGTTCAAGCGTCATTGTCCGTGGCTAAATGGAATGCACAATGGCAACAGAATCCTACTTCAGAAGAAGGTTCCATTATCAAAAGAGAGTGGTGGAAAATTTGGGATAAGAGGGAGCTCCCTAAAATCAACCACATTATACAAAGTTATGACACAGCCTTCAGTAAAAAAGAAACAGCAGATTATTCAGCGATTACAACGTGGGGTGTATTTTTATATAATGACATAACACCCAATGTAATTCTATTAGATATGAAAAAAGGACGATGGGACTTTCCAGATTTAAAACGGATAGCGATGGAAGAATATAATTACTGGGAACCAGAAACAATTATCATCGAGCAGAAAGCAAGTGGTACCCCCCTCACTCATGAGCTGCGCCGTGTAGGAATTCCTGTCGTCAACTTTACACCGAGCAAAGGAAATGATAAGCATGTACGAGTAAACTCTGTTTCACCTTTGTTTGAAGCAGGGCAAGTATGGGCACCAAAAGAGAAATGGGCAGAAGAATTGATTGAAGAATGCGCAGCTTTCCCTTATGGTGATCATGACGATTTGGTTGATAGCATGACACAAGCGTTAATGCGTTATCGTCAAGTCGGATTAGCCGTGCATCCAGAAGATTATGAGGATCCACCGATGTTACAGCAGTTACCTTCGCAGAGGGAATATTACTAATGAGTTTCAAAAAAGGATTCACGGTCAAAGAACCTAAAAAGAAGAAGACCAAGAAAGATAGACAAGATTCGTCTTTTAAAAATCCAAAGGCTAAGTATTATAAATTCGTGCAACCTAGAGGATTTAATGCTATGTTGCAAAAAAAACAAAAGAAAACTTTAATTACGTGAGGAAATAATGGGAAAATTTGAAAGTGATAAGACTTATACACCTAAAGGATTAGGTTATACTAATAAAATAGGAGCGGCTAGAAAACTGGCAAACAAGAAATATCCAGGTGAACCTTCTATGGCAAGTGATTATACAAAACAAATTATGGATGATATGTCATTTAAAGAAATAGAATTAGAGTTAGGAGTGAGAATGAAAGCTAAAGGTGGAGCTATTAAAAAATTTGCTTCTGGAGGAGCAGCCACTAGAGGATATGGTAAGGTAATTAAGTAATGGCAGTAGAAAAACCAATTATTGCAGGTGAAGCTTTAATAGAAGAATCACCAACAGATGTTTCATTAGTCGAGGATATTGGCGCAGAAATCACGCCTACAGAAGATGGTGGGGCAATCGTTGGAAACGTTGAAGAAGAAATTACTGTTGACTTTTCATCAAACTTAGCAGAATCTATAGATGATGACGAGCTTAACAATCTATCAAGTGAATTAAGACAACAATATGAAGATGATAAAGAGTCACGTTCGGATTGGATAGACTCGTACACAAAAGGTTTAGACCTCTTAGGGTTTAAATACAATGAACGCTCTCAACCATTTCAAGGTGCAAGCGGGGTTACACATCCCCTTCTGGCTGAGAGTGTTACGCAATTTCAAGCACAAGCCTATAAAGAATTATTACCAGCAGGTGGTCCTGTAAAATGTAATATCGTTGGTGATGTTAACGCAGAAGTAGAAGCACAGTCACAACGAGTTAAAGATTATATGAATTATATGATCACGGATCAAATGGAAGACTACGATCCTGACATGGATCAAATGTTATTTTACTTACCACTAGCAGGTTCAAGTTTTAAAAAAGTATATTACGATGCTGACTTAGCAAGACCAGTAGCAAAGTTTGTTCCTGCAGAAGATTTAGTCGTACCATATTTATCTACCGATTTAGATACAACAGAGAGAGTTACACATGTTGTAAAAATGTCAAAGAACGATATTCGTAAAGCTCAATACGCAGGTCTTTACAGAGATGTAGAATTAGAAGATCCTTATGAAGAAGAAACTTCTGTTCAAGAAAAATATAATACTATTCAAGGTGAGAGAAAACCAAATAACACAGACACATATACTTTATTAGAAGTACATTGTGATTTAGACATAGAAGGTTTCGAAGATAGAGACGAGCAATCAGGAGAATCTACAGGTATAAAGATTCCATATGTTGTTACCATTGAAGAAGGGTCAGGAAAAGTTCTGTCCATCTATCGTAACTTCAAAGAAGGAGATCCTAATAAAAAGAAAACAGAATATTTTGTTCACTATAAGTTTTTACCAGGTCTTGGTTTCTATGGCTTTGGTCTTATCCATATGCTTGGCGGACTTAGCAGGACGGCCACGTCCGCCCTCCGTCAACTCATTGACGCTGGTACACTATCGAATTTACCCGCAGGTTTTAAAGCAAGAGGTCTTCGAATTAGAGACGACGATAGTCCAATTCAGCCCGGAGAATTTAGAGATGTTGATGCACCAAGCGGTGACTTACGAAATGGATTACTACCTCTTCCTTATAAAGGACCCGATCAAACATTATTCGCCTTATTAGGTTTTGTTGTTGATGCTGGTAGAAAATTTGCAGCAGTAGCTGATTCAAAAATAGGAGACGGATCTCAAGCAAATCCAGTTGGTACAACAATGGCACTACTAGAACAAGGTTCTAAGGTCATGAGTGCAATTCATAAACGATTACACTACGCACAGAAAAAAGAATTTAGAATTTTAGGCAGAATAATGGCTGAATTCTTACCACCAGAATATCCATACATGGTAGCTGGAGGCAACAGACAAATTAAACAAACTGATTTTGATGAAAGGGTAGACATTATACCTGTTTCAGACCCAACAATCTTTTCTATGTCTCAACGTATTACGTTGGCACAGACACAATTACAATTAGCACAGTCAAATCCACAGATTCATAACCAATATGAAGCATATAGACGTATGTATCAAGCAATGGGTGTGCAACAAATTGATCAAATACTACCTCCTCCCCCACAACCACAGCCAATGGACCCAGCAATGGAGAATTCACAGGTTTTAATGCAAAAACCACTACAAGCTTTTCCAGAACAAGACCATATAGCCCATATTGATGCGCATCGTGCCTTTATTTCGTCATATTTAGTGAAAAATACACCAAATATCATGGCATTATTGCAATCTCACATCTCTCAACACATAAGTTTTGTAGCAAGACAAGAGATTGAAGCTAAAAATGGTCCAATATTCCAGCAACAAGCTGCACAATTTGGTGGTCAACTACCACCAGAGCTAATGCAACAGTTCCAAATGCAGAATGAAAAAGAAATTGCTGTAAGAATTGCAGAATTAACTAGTGAAATGGTAGCAGAAGAACAAGAATACTTAGAAGGTATGACGAAAGATCCACTTGTTACACTAAAAGAACAAGAATTAGGTTTACGTGCAGAAGAATTGGAACTTCGTGCACAAAAAGATGGAGAGAAACAAGGTTTAGAAGAAGAAAAATTTGCTGTAGGTACAGCTCAAGAGCAACAAAAAATTGATAATGCAGATAAACACGCAACTATCAGAGAGGGAATATCACTTGCAAAGCTAGCGGAATAGTTTTAACTATTATTTATGGATACTCCAACACAAATATTAGAAGATTATTTTAATGGACTAATGACAATTGTTGACTCGTCTACAAAATCACAAGAAGATCAAATTTTAATGGCAGGTGCAATGATGGCTGTTGCTAAAATGTTATATCACAATAATCTTACGGAACTTGAATATAATAATATTTTACAACATAACGTAAGAGACTTGATAAATCTTATAAAACCGACTATACATTAATTATGACTACAATGACCAAGGAAGAATATAAAAAGCATTCAGAAAACACTACTGACAAACAAAGAGAAGAGAGTCAGGCAAGAGTTGCTAAATTAGAATACGAACAAGAAAACCCAATTAAAATTACAATAAAAAAGAAACCTAAAAAACCTAAAAAAACAGTTAACCCAGGTAAAGGTGGTAAAGGTAATTATAAAGTTAATAAAGAAAAAGGTGGTAAAGGTAATTTTGCTGGAGGCGGTAAAGTAGTTAAAATGAAAGAAGGTGGCTTTCCAGATTTAACTGGCGATGGTAAAGTTACACAAGCAGATATTTTAAAAGGTAAAGGAGTTTTTAAAAGGGGTGGTTCAGTGAATAAGAAAAAAATTATCCGTGCTGCAAAACGTGGCTTCGGTGCAGCAAAGAGAGGTTTTTAATGAAATTTAAAAATGCAAAAATGACTACTGTTTCCCAAAAGAATCCATTTCCAAATAGAAAAGTTGCTGGCACAGCAGAGCAAGTTTTCTCCCCTTTTGTTGTAAAACAAAATAAAGGAGCTGGACCAAAAGGACAAACAAGTAATATGCAAATTAAAAAAGTTCCATTTAAAGGTTTAAAGTAGTATAATCCCCAACTTAACAAAGGAGGTTCTATGAACTTACTAAAAGATCTATGGTCACACATCAAAGAATGGAGTGACTGGAAAATGAAGGACTGGATAAAAGCGGCTATCGTGGCTATCGTTGTTCTTTGGATAATTAGTTGGATGACAGGCGGAGCAGCATAGTGCTTAATCTTCTCGGAGGAATATTAGGTGGTAAAGGCGGAGCCTTAAAAACCATTGCTAAAGTTGTCGACGAGATTCATACATCAGAGGAAGAAAAATTAGATAAAAAAATATTGATGCAACGCATTCAACAAAAGCTTGCAGAAAAGCAATTAGATGTTAATGCAAAGGAAGCCAGCCACCGCAGCATATTTGTTGCTGGCTGGCGACCATTTATAGGATGGATCGGCGGCCTTGCATTAATGTTCGAATTCATTTTATCTCCATGCATAGAATGGTACGCTAAGTTTGCAGGATTAAATTTAACTGCTCCAGAAATTCAAACTGGGCCCCTCCTGGCCATTGTCACTTCAATGCTCGGAGTTGCCGGGATGAGAAGTTTCGAGAAGGCAAAAGGTTTAACTAAATAAAAAGGAGAAGACTATGGAAAAACATACACACGAAGAACACATCGTAGGTAAAAGCGGTGACTATACAGCTAAGGGTAACATAGGCGATACTTGGGAAAAAAGCGCATACACTGGAG